TCTATCTCCAATGGAGATCCTAGCCTGAACTAAAGCACAGGCTAGCCATCACTTGAATTTTCCAATTCAGGTGAGCTTCCGGGGTAGGTACGGTCTCACAATCGTACTTACTTTGCCGATAGGAATCGTTTGTTCCAGGCCAATCCCAAAACGGGATTTCGCCCTTAACCAAACGATACCTGGGTGGTGCACCGAACTTATCGCGTAAAGAAACGCGGTAGTTGTATTTGATTTTTCCTGAAAGATAATCATCTACATTTGCATCGGTTAGACACAACTCAGGTCGCTGAGCATACCCTGCCATGATACCACATCCGACCCCAAAGGGGTTAGAATATGGCTTGTCTCGATCCCTTTCAAGAGGGGGTAAGAGACCATCATGTAAAATGGTGCCTACGGAGTTAAAATAATCCTCGTGAGAGGGGTATTTAACTACTTCAGAGTCTCGTATTGAGTCTCCAATGTTCGTAGGCACCTCAACGCTTCTAACCAATCGTTTGTAGTACCGGAAAGAGTACCAGTAGCGATTGGATACCTTGGGTGATGTAGCGAAAAATGGAACCTTAATTCCGGAGTCATCAGACCAACTTGGAGGTACGAGTACTTTTGGTACAAGGCCTCTAAGGTAGTTGACGGTTCGGACCAACGGTATTCCACTCTCACTACTCCATCGAAGGAGGCGATTGATTGCAGAGTAAACTGACTGATGAGTCTCGAGAGTCTTGATATAAATACCTCGGACGTTATGCCCTTGGTAATAATCATGACCACAAGATTCACGGAAAGGTCCTGTATTGAATGACTTGGCATCATTTACCTCAAATCCAAGCTTATTGAGCATACGGCAGACAAAACTGTAAACCTTTCGGTCCACAATGATGTCATCTCCGAATACCCCATAAGCTGTAAAAGAGGGATGATGGTCAAGCGAGCAAGAAGCTCGCAATCCCATCATTTCATAGCAAGACTTGACCGCACACGCGAATACGAGAGTTTGAAGGGGAAAGGTAAAACCGTTCCCCATCGTACTAATCATATTCAAGGCAACCTCCGAACCGTCTGGAAGGACGGCCGTTCCATCACGGCATTCTTTCATAACCCTTTTGAGGAAGGATTCTTCAAGAGCACGCAACATCAATTGCCAGGACACGCTATCGCTAGCAGAAACAAGATCTATGGTGCCGAAGGCCCCAGTGATCGAACCTCTCCTAGCTAGTTCTCGATTTTTGTCCGGCTGAGTACTGAGGCTAATGCCAAAGTACTTTTCCAAACGCATTTCGATGAACGCACCCACCGACATCTGGATCAGAAGACCCAAATTAGACGGTGTGCAGCATGTTCGCGATATATCAGCGTTCTTCTTTGCGAAGAAAATTTTCCCACCTCTCACTATCACGAAAGGAAACTTAGAGGAGCGCAAAAGCTCAGCTTCGGCCCATAATCCAGTTTCAGAGATAGCGCTGCGATACAGGGGAATAAGGAATTCCGACGAGGTACTCACGGGGCCTTCGAACAACTTTGATATAAAGTCATTTTCGACGGCCTTCTGAGCACTTCCCGGACCTACAGCCATGTTTTCACGAATGAAAGCAAGGTCATAGTTGGTTCCCTCTACTTCGAATTGGAGTGCATTCCTAAAGTGATTAAGAAAATAATCAAAGAAGGTAGCCTCTTCATCGGAGTTAGCAGAAAAGTCAAACGGATCTGTAGATATCTTCGAATTAATCGCCAAGAATTTCTTCAAGGCGGCATCGTCGGCTTCTACAGAGGTACCCGCTGGACATAGCTTTTTGTAAAAGCTACCTGCTAGAGCCAAAGCCCTAACTTGTTTGACAGACATGTCTGAGACAATATCCGGTTCACCGGTTAGGAATGGATCGAGATCCCAGAGGAGCAGTTCTTTTATCCTATGGTAATTACGCATAAGGGAAAGTCCTGGCTTCGAGGTAAGGAGTAGTATTACTACTATACCTTACAGCACACCGTTCACAGTCGTGTCGCCAATACCAGCAGATTGCTGGCTGACGGCACCAAAGTGAGCAGAGAGCATTGCTCGAAGACTTGACGGATCTGCCAAATCAGAGCCAGCGGGAACATCGATAATCGTAGTGATACGAGCATCTTTGTACGCCTGGCCTGCAAGAGGCAGAACCCCCTTCCGAGTAATCACCTTATAGGAGTTAATCGGAACCGCTCGCAGTACACCGGTCACAGCGTTTACAGGACTCAGACTCTTGAAGGTCTGAGGACGAAACATCGCGATGGTGAAAGGAGCAGCAACCGAGTGTGCAAGCACACCCGTTTGCGTGCCTCCAAGAGCCGTAACTGCCCACTGCTTTGCATACGAATTTGGCGGAGTATCCACCGTCGTCGTATAAGTAGGGGAAGTAAGACCGGTTTGGGCTAGTCCTGTAACAGGACTGGTGAGACTGAACATTATAGTTCCTAACAAATCAATTAAGGAAAGATTCAGCCGCGTTCACACCTCTGCGTCTATTTCTAGCTGCAGTGGCGTTGGGCGTTGGATCCACAAGCCTTGCCCAATTAGGGTCAAAGGCCTTACCCGAGAATTGAGCAAGAATCGCCGTAAGATTTGCCCACTGAACTCCTCTCACCGGAAGTGAGAGTTGTAGAGTAGGTAAACCTATGGTTGGATTCTTGTCTCTCGAGTAAGTTGCGCGGTCGAGTATAACCTGACCGAGCGATCCGCCTGTAAAAGATTTAACCACCATGCCGTCTGCAGCTAGTGTTACAGCTGGTTGAATAACTCTAGCGATATAGCGTACGTTCGTACGCAAACCGACAGATTTACTCTTCCAAGTAACACCGGTAGTAGATACGCATGCGGCGTCGACAATATCGCCTATATTTGAAAAATAGTCGATAAGCCAACTCCACGGCATAACCTGATACAGAGCGGGTACGAAGTTCTCAGGGGTGAACCCGAGAACATCGATGAGACGAGTAGCAGCACCAAAATTGGCTGACTGCTTCATCTCCATCCCGACAGACCATTGACAGAACGCTTTCGTGGAGGTTATACGATCCACGCGCTTCTTAGCGCTTGGAATATAACCACCACTATACGCCTGTGTGGTCTGAACGGCAGAGACTAGAGTTTGCCCGCGAGTTTGCAATCGTGTCCTTGTGACAGGATCGAACTGCGCGCGAGCTATGGCTTCAGCAATTGACCTAGCATCAGAGATGATAGGTCGCAAGCCGAAACTAGTTTCTAGCCAAGTTCCAGAGACAATCTCCCTCCAAGCCTTCTTACGAGTGGGTTCAGGGTACTTTAGCAAGGCACGCTTTCTTTTACCTAGCGTGTTTAAATGCGAGTACACCTGCTCCCTCATAAGTTGGAATGGGTGGCGAATGCCATGGATAGCCTCACGAAGTTCACCAGCAAAAGCAAGACCATTGAGATGTTCTCTCTCGGACTTAATCTTCTTGATTAATTTCATAAGGGCATCATTCTCAGCACCGACGGTTGATACAGATAGATGGGACGGAGGAACAACGGTCATAGAAAAACCGTTGAAAGCCTCTTTATAGACAAAACCATTGTTTGGATTAACAGCGGTCATGCTAAAGCCACCAGGTATCCGTTTGCTCACTTTTGACGAGTCAATACCATAGTTAGAAGATGCACTGTCGCCAGATGCAATTTTCTTCTCATAGTCTTGAACTTTCTCACCTGTGCGCGTAGACGGAAACGGTACAGCATTAAGCTGAATTTGGGCCCAAGAATTGTCACCAATTCTATGGAAACCAGAAAACGTTTCAAAACTACTGCTAGTGCGAGTGTACGACAAGGCGAGCTCTTCCTATCTGAGTTAAAATGATAGCGGACCCCCCTCCG